ATGATTGACATCAGACACCGCTTCAGCCAACACCGATCCTGGTTGATCAAGCAAAAAGATTTGTCCTGTGAACTGCGGGGCAAACTGCGGCCACACTTCCCGACCGCTAATGATAATGGGCTTGATACCTAAGGCCCGAACTTCATCGGGCACGCCTTGGCCGGGGTGAATTGGGCTACCCCCATTGATAATGTAGGTAGGCTTGTCCCCCGCCGCCTTACCCTTTTCCCACCGCAGCTTCTTGCCATCATCGAAGGTGATCTCAACAGTGGCCTTGGTTTGCCCGTGACGGATATAGGATGTCCCGCGGGCGTTTTGGAATGCCCCACGAATGGCCCTCAGAAGGGCACTCTTGCCTACATTATTAGTCCCGGTAACAACCGTGAATCCATCTACCGTCACCGTCACGTTGGAAAGTGATTGGAAGTTTTCAACGTAAACAGTAAACGGCATGATTGAGATTACTCCTCAGCGGATGTTCCTTCTACCGGCGAATCCGCCAGCAAGGCATCGAGGTCCGAGAAATCATCCTCGTTGTCGATGACCTCAATAAATGTACCCGGCTTCTCGGACATAGCCTTAATAGCAGACCCATATAGCTCGTCCCACACCCCATCCATTTCCTTGATTTTGGCCTTGAACTTATCCAAGGATCCTTCCCTAAGGACCGTGCCATTTGGGCGTTCAAAGGATAACCACGCCCCATTCGTTTTGACCACCCCATGTGCTTTGGCGATCTCAATGACCGACCTCAAATCATCAATGCCTTCCCCAAAACGAATGTAGAAATCCGCCGTCTTTCCCTGGGCCGCCGACACCTTGCATTTATCAATGCGGCACTTGACGGTCTGCCCAACGGTCGCTTCTTCAACCTTATGCGTCATGGCGTTATATTCAGTGCCCTTTTCCTGAGCAACCCGCTTCAAACCCATCCGAACTTCTGAATAGAACTTCCACGCTTCTCCCCCCTGGGCCTGCGTATCATCACCCCCATAACCAGTCATTCCAATCTTCTTACGGAGTTGGGAAATACCGATGACGCATGATCCCGTCTGATTGATGATGTTCTTCAACTCAGGGAGAATCTTACTCCATTTGGCGGCATTCAGGCCAATCCGACCCATCTCCCCCTTCTCCTTGACGGTCTGTTCCAACGACGCCTGCGGGATGCCTGCACCAACAGAGTCGATGACGATCAGGTCTACACCCGCCTTCGCCATAGTCCACAAAATCGCCAACCCCTTCTCCAGGGATTCTGGTTGGGCCAACTGGAACATGTCAGGGTCATTCAAAGGGACGCCCAACGACTTGGCATAGGCCACGTCAATGGCGTTTTCCCAGTCGATGTAACACACAGTCCCACCTTGAGCACACACCACAGCAGCAGCTGTCAAAGCAACCGTAGTCTTTCCAGACGATTCCTGGCCATATAGGTTAATGATGCACTTCTTTGGAAATCCAGGACACGGACGCACACCAAACCTATTCACCCTTCCCCCAATCAAGTAATCCAGCACAATAGACCCTGTTGGGATATGCGGGCGGGATTCCTTAACGGATTCCTCGTCAATTTCCACGAAAGATTCGTCCTTCGGGAAGGCTTTGCCAATCAAAGCTCGGGCTTGAGCCAAAGCGTTGTTCTTCTTGACTGGAGTCGGTGCGGCTACAGTAACTGACGACTTACGGGGGGACATGTCAAGACTCCGTGGACCACCGAAAGAAACGACAGTCCTCTTTGAACATGATGCCTTTATTGACGGACCGTCCCGCCTTTGCACCACGTTGATAAGTATGGATTTCAGTGAATTGTTTGGCCTCAATAAGGTTGAGATCTTCCTTGTTCAATACCCCATCCATGAAAGCCCAAAAGCGCCCAGCCGCAAATGCCGCCCAATAGGCGTCCGCCTCGTTATGGTTCAAGTTCCCTTTTAACCCAGCATCTCGCTTGGTGGCTTCCACCATGTCAGGTTTCATCATCTTCCAACCCTTGGGTCGACCCAAGGCATGATGCGCGTGAGCTTTCAGCTGGCCAGGGGAAAAGAACACAACATCCACTTTAGATGCCCTCAGGGCCTCACAGTTGTAAAGGTAAAGGCCATACAGACCTTCAGAATATAAATCGCCAAACACGGGGGATTCACATCCGACTCGGACTGAACCATAAGTGGCAACCAGACGGTCAATCAGAGATATGACTTGACGCCGTTGTTCTAGGTAGCGATCAATAAATAAAGTCTTAGACGAAGTCTGAAACCGGCCGGATTCAACCAACCTCCCCGGTAACCCTACGTCTACCTCTGTGTCATGGAGACACCAGCCGAAGTTGGTAAGCGAAGGATCCATGCCGACTGTCATCACTCTGGCACACGTTCCGCTTTACGCTTTTCCCAAGCTCGCTTGATTGCTTCCCTTCTGTGAGGGTCGTAAACCGCTTGAGCGTGATGGTTCGTATGGACTCCCTTGCGAAAAAGGGTTTCATGCGTTCGCCATCGCACTTTGAAATTCACGGCCCTGCCCCCGTAATAGTGCGTATCCGAAAGCCAAATGACGTACATCCCGCCTGCCATGATGCGATCCGAAAGTGCATCATGGCAGGCGGTGGCCATACTAATGAACATTCAGCGGAACGGAAATCAAACCGGAAACCTTCGATTCCCGAGTTCAACAGTATCAGTTGTCCAACATATTATCGACCATCGAATCGATATCACCCGTGGCCATCGTCTCTACCACCGGACCCGGCGAGGCTCCGCCGCCAGCCAGCTTTTCACGAATCTGCTGGGGGGTCATGTCCCTACCAACATGATCCATGATCTTGGATACAACGACCTGAGCCTTGGCAATCATATCCGTCACGATGGACCCTGCCTTAGGGTTACCGAGAAGAGCCCTTAAGAGAGAATCCCGACACGGGGTGAAGGTCATCTTCTGGTATTGAGCGTCACTGCAACTCAACGTGAAGTCGTGGGATCCAAACGGAAACTCAGCATTGATGGCCTTCAAGGACACAAACTTGTCACCCGAGATAATCCACGGCAGGATTTCTACGTCCCCACGCGACAAAGCACTCTTGTCCACCTGACCCTGCTTGTCCGTCGGCCACACAACAATGACAGACCCGATCCGCTTGCGCGGAGCTTCCCCCCCGGCCAACTTTGTGTACTCAGGTCCCTTGTTAATGACGTAACCAACACCAGGGATGAAATTTGCATCTTCACCCACGAAAATTGGACCGGGTGAATCCAGATCAGGCTTCCCTTGATCCAAACCCTTCCACCAGACAAAGGACACGCGATATGACCGATTAGCATCGGCCTTGAAAGGCTTCGACTTCCCGCCGACGCCCGCGTCCCCTTCACCAAAAGTAAATTCCCTGTACGCACCACTCATGACGATCTTCTCCTAAGTTGCTTTGTTGTTAGCGGTGTGTCCTTGTATGACGGATTCCGCTGATCCCTATTACCCTATTGATGGGAAAACAACCCTACCCAAACGCTACGGTGCTTCAAACATGCCCAAAATGGCATCCATATCAATGTCATCAACGGTATTGGACAAATCAGGTTTTGGGATGAGCGCAGAAGAAACCACCACCTCATCCAGGAAGATATCTACATCATCAGAATGCACGGTGGGTGCCATGGACGTTTCTATGTCCTTCACTAAGGTAGAAAGACCGTCCAAATGGATTTCTTCTAATGCTTCTTCACCCACGGGAGATAGGGTGGCATCTGCCATATCATCAACGTTACGACCAGGTCGGATCTCTGGTGCTCCTTGTCCTTCTGGTTGCACGACCTCAATTGCCCCATTACTGAGATGCACCCCTTCAGGATCCGTCCATCCGCCGGCATCACGAGACAACTGAATTTCTCCGTCCAGTCCTTGAATCAAACTAGTGACATCATCCACATCGGCACCATCAGCAGTTTTCCGTGCGGGGCCACCGTACAAATCAGGGGCATTAGGAATCTTAGATCCCCACCGACCACCTAAACCGATTTCTTCAGAACATAATCGGATCTGGTCACGGAGACGCCCTTCTGTATCCTTCAAATCCGCCCGCTTGGCTTTAATGACTACAAGCACTGCGTCCAGGTCTTCAGCAGACAGATTCAGTTCATGGATGCCACGAATCTCGGCTTCCAACTTCCCAGATGCAATAGCTTCCCTGTCAGATACAGATCGGCCGGCACGAGTCTCAGGATCATTGGCAAACAAGTCCTTTTTCGCAAGGTCGAAGTCAGTTTCCGCCACACGCAACGCCCGTCGCACAGCTTGCAACTTACGGGACACGTCAAGAAATAAGGTTTCGCATCGATCCAACATTCGCCGAACTTGTGCTGTTTTGGCATTCAAACGCTTTGGGCCAAAAACCAACGGGTCATCATCCAGTTCTACCCGGAGATCACCCAATTCATTGAACATTCGATCGGCATCGACTTGCGGGAAACTCAATGGGCCGCTAGTCGTCATCACTTACCCCCATTGCCCGAACGAATCATATCTGCCATCAACTTCGTGTAGTTATGCTTGATAGCTGATGTGGCTTCTTCATATTGCTTGAAGTCCAGATTGCCGCCAGCCATCGCATGGGCATGTGCTGCGATATCAACTTGCATCCCCAGCATCAAAGCAGCCAACCTAGCATCCTTTAGCCCCAACCCCGTAGTGGCATCATGATCTTGAGTCAAATCCCCCGCACCACCAGAATCATCTTGAATGGTGTCCCAAGCAGCAGAAAATCCAACGTAAGAATCCCCCCGCTGCCCCTTGACCGACCGTGTACAAACCACCTTGGTGATCTTCACTAGTGGCTTCAGCCTCTTCATAGCTTCTACTGCTAGTTCAACATCCGTCTTGCCTTCTACTTCAGTTCCCATTTATCCAACCTCCTTAGGCGGTGATCTTCCCCATCTACGCAATTCCAACATATCGCCAACTACTAGCTGTAAGCCAAACATGCCTGCAATGGCATCGACGTTACTGACCTGGTTGTTTAAGTCCACGCCATCAGACGATCCTTGAACAAGGTATTACGTTGGTCTTCCGAATCATTCACGACCGCTATCCCCAAAGCGGCTTTGGATCCCACCAAGTACACTTTCTTGCGAGCGCGGGTAACCGCGGTATACAACAAATTCCGTTGCAACTGATGACGGAAAGACTCAACCACGGGCATTACGATCACATCGTATTCCAACCCTTGAGATTTATGGACAGTGCAAGCGTAAGCTAAACGGAGCAGTCTCCCCACATCCTTAAAGTCAATTTCGACAAGAGATTCGCTGACGCCGTGCACCTGAACCACAACCTTCTTAGCCTTACGATCAACACGGGACACCTTTCCCACATCGCCATTGAAGACATCCAGCTTGTAGTCATTCTTGACTACCATAACACGGTCACCTTCCCGCAAAGTAGATTCGCCAACATTGATCTCTTGGGCACCATTGCCTCCGGGGTTCATCAAATCCCGCATACGAGCGTTAAGCGTGGTAACCCCCACAGGACCCGCATGACGTGGGGATAACACTTGAAAGTTCTTTTTTTGATCCTTCAACCTACAAGCCAACCGCACCACCATGTTGGCCACGTTCTCATCCCCGACCACTGGCACTAGTTTGAAGTCCTCCATATCAGTATCCGGTAGATCCCCGTGGTGAATCGAGTGGGCCGCATAGACAATCCCAGACGTATCCTTCTGCCGAAAAATCTCAGTCAATGCGACAACAGGAAACCACTTACAGTCAATCATGTCTCGTAAAACATTGCCCGGACCCACTGACGGCAACTGAGCGGAATCCCCCACGATAACCAAACGACAATCGTCCGATGTGCATGACAGCAAACGATAGATCAGGTGCTGATCCAACATGGACGCTTCATCAATGATGACCACCTTGACAGGATAGGGGTTAGATTGGTCGTACCCCCATTTTCCATCTTGTTCCGATCCGGTGTCTGAATCTGAAGATGCCATAACACCGATGTAGGAAGCGTCTTGTTTGGATCCAAAATCCCCTTCGGCCAGGAAGGCGCGATGAATCGTTGACGCCTTGGCATTGGTTTTGGACCCTAAATTCTTCGCGGCAATGCCTGTCGGGGCACATAACAAATATGGAATCCCCATGTCCTTCAAAATGGACACCACAGCGGTCAAGCACGCTGTCTTCCCTGTGCCGGGCAACCCTGTCAAAATCGACACAGGTGCGGACAAAGCGTTGACTACACCTTGTCGTTGGGCTTCTGACAAAACAAGCTTAGATGCATCCCCCCATTCATCTACCGCAGTTTCAACCATTGAAACCAAATCGACATCTAACTGTTTTGATTTCGCTTCAGTTTTGGGGCCAACGGAACCTAACAACTTGATGTAATCTGCAACATCGGTAATGGACGCCGTCTTCATCCGGCTCGCCAACAAGTCAGACGCCTCCGTTTCTAACTTGAAAAACCATGGGTCGTAAATCGCCCGCACGTCCGATCGGACGGACCGGTCCACAACAACGGCACCAGACTTATGGCATTCAGCTAAGGCCTTGGCAAAATCCTCGGATGAAATCCCAGGAACCAAGGAATGAACTTGGGAAAACAAGTTCCCTGTCGTCGTGTACATATGCCCGAATGACCGTTGGTTCTTAACAGAAAAGACAACAGCCCCGTGAACACGGTTAGGGTCAGACATGTCCAACCCCAACTTCATGGCAATTTCATCCGCTTGCTGAAACGATATGCCGTCTATTTCAACAAGTTTCCACGGGTTCGACCCCAAGATACTTTCAGCGTCATCCCCAAACGTCGACCACACTTGGTTGATCTTATTCGACGGCAGCCCTAAGTCAGAAAAGAACTCCAAGGAACGAAAGTAAGATTGAACCATGTCCCATCGCTGAGAGACATGTTTAGCAAGGAATTCGTTCACATCGGGGACGTCAGCGAGACGACCAGCGTCAGACAAAACACTTATGAATTCATCATCCCCAAAATGGATTCGGATACGTTTGATCACCCGTTCCCCAACACCGTGGGCGGCCAATACAGCCGCCGCAGAATCTGGATCCCACGAAGCCTTTATGACAGGTGCCCGTGATATCAATAACTGTCGGCCATACTGCTTGTGGTCCGTCCAATGTGCTTCAAACCCGAACCACGATCCCTGGGCTATGGACATGCCTGGAATGGTTCCCCGAATTGTCACGGGATCAAGTGTGTCCGGAGACACACCATCCAAGACCATCTTCAAGATGTAGAAAGCTTGGCTTGGATTGCTGTGGATAATACTAACCACACGCCCAGAGAAATACTGATTGTGAACCACCACTAATCCTTGATGGATATACGGAGACGTTCCATCAGATCCCGCAAATTGTTGGCCCGGAACCCCATAGCCTCCACAGATTCCCAATTGATACTTCCCAACGCTTCCTGCATCGCTTGAACATCAGGCACTGTCGCAGCCGCCACTCGACCATAGTGCCCATCCAACAAAACGAATGGGATGCCTACACGCTTCCCATCAAAAGTGTCTAGGAACCATCGATCCCCTGTTTCTTGAACCAACACCCCGCGAAGGGATATGTTCAAAATGCGATCAGGATGTTCATGGTGGCCCGCAGGACATTCGGCAGGCTGCCACATACAGCACCCCCCACCCCATTTACCCGGATCAGGAGGAATGGGGGGCATAAAATGGACAGCAAGTTGAATATCCTGTCCAACCAATGGCATGATATGTTGGTACAGAGAATCTCCCCGTTCGGTGACGAGATCCCCTTCTTGGGTGTAGAACAGACCTTCAACCAAAACTGTACGCATGCTGTTCATTCGATCGCCCCACCAAAACCAAACACAAAAGTCAAACTTTCGGTGCAGGTGCGTCCAACGCCAACATGCACGCTTCACCTGAACAAAACCGCTCATCCTGGTCATGGACCCCGGTGGGGAAATCCATCTCCTTTATCCCACTCACCATGTCCAAATACTGTTGCTCCGTGATAGCTTGATACGGAGGATAAACGTACCCATGGTCTTCTTCCAGCAAAGGTAACAAAGACACACCTTTCAACCGAGTTTCAAAAGCTTCAAGACACGTTTTGATCTCGGGAACTTCATCCTTCTTGAAAGTCACCGTGGCAGATACCAGGTTGTCAGACCAGAACCCCTGCATGTCCGCGGACAAAACGAACTGTTCCCACAGCGATACCTCCGCTTTGCCTTTGATGAAGTGCTTTTCCTTGACCGGGAATGCCACCACCGATGTGTTGTCCGCGTAAGCATCTGGGAATACTTGGTATCCCGCGTCACGGGCAATCTGGCACAAGGGGCTCTGGTTCTGCACACGAACGTGGCGAATGTAGTACTCAGAATGTGGGAAGTGAATACCAGGGGTAGCCCCACACAGCAACGACACCGTATTGTGGCTTTTGATCGCCCCAGCGTAGTACCAGTGCTCATCCTCCACCTCGATATCGTAGGTTGGCATTGTTCCAACCATCTCGACTTTGATCACCTCACCAAGGATAAACTGCCCATTCGTCATATCCTCCCTGCCGCAATACCACCCAGTGAAGTCAGAACGATCTTCTACCGCTGCCACCTTGGTTGAGTGTCGCCGGAACATCTCGAACGCCTGCGCGTCCACATGGGCACTCTGCGTCAGGTGCCACATCGATTGCTGATCCCGGGAGTTCTCGCCCCCAACAACGTGAGAGCGTCCCAGAACAAGCCCAACCGCTAGAGCCACGTCCTGAACATGGCGAGCGAAGAACTCGTCAGAAATCGCCCATACGAGCTTGGCCCCATGTGAGGTCATCTCCACCCAGCCGTCCGAGTCGAGCATCCCTGCTAAGAACGCCAAAATGTCTTCTTGCGAAGACGTTCGGACTACCTTAGGAATAACATTGATCTTGCCGGAGTGGGGCTTGAATACGTCGTTACGAATTAACCAATACCAAAGGTGCGTTGATTCAACATCAAGCGTCTCCGCCTTCTGGTGATCTAGATTGATCTTGACGTCAATCCCAAATTGCTCCTTAAGCACCACTTGGACTTTAAGAAGATTCTCCCAACACGAACTTGCCAAAAGAAACCGACACTTACTAGACAACATGGCACCGTCACCCCAAAGGTAGCCGAGCAACCAAGCTAACCGGGAGTTCATCCACACCGGATAATGAATATCTGACGATTCCCCTCGCATACTGGTGACGATGCTGTGGATAGGTTTCGGGCCAGCCTCTTTTATGTTGTAAATCCCGGGCTGAATGTCAAGGATATCCCCTGGACGGATATCACCAGCACGCCGCCATGCATTGACCTCTTGATATGGAGCCGGCGCCCAACCACAATGTGTCTGCTTGATCCACCACTGATGATCGGGCGTAGATTCCACCTCAATGCCATAGGACGTAGTGATCCGCAACACAGGGCTAACCCCGTTGTTGTAGGTCTTCGATATGATCCCCGTACCAATGGCCTTCAGGTCATGATCTGGATGCACCGCCCAATCCTGATCATCTGGGTGATGTTCAAGCAGATCCTCCAAAGTGAGAAGTCCTCGGTTCGTAGACGTAAGGGCGTACCAAGGACGGCATCCTGAGGGCTTGACAGTCGTCGTTTTGACAGACAACGGAACGCCCAGCCAATCCGAATACACCCGATCCATTCCTTGGATGTACTTGTAACCGTTGTCACACCAGGACAGAAACTTGCGACGCCCAAACTTCTGAATCGCTTGAACAATACCCGACATAGAAGCCCCGATGCGACGGTTCCGCATCATCACAGCATTGGCCCTCATGTCATGGGTCGGAACCAAAGTGACAGTCTTGGCATACAAGTAAGCCATCTTTAGTGTTCGCTCAAAGTCCTCATAGGAATCGTGATGTGCCGGATAAGTCTCAACCAGGTTGCACAATTCTCGTGATTCCAACCCCATCTCTCCGCAGGGATTTGTGCCCGAAATCCGCCAATCCTTGTTATCCGCAGGGTCATTCATCCGACCAAACTTCTTGGCTGTGTCTAACCACACAAGACCGGGTTCACCATTAAGGGCCAAAGACCTAGCTACGTCCGTGTAATTCATGCCGACATAGCCGAACACGGAATTGTTGGAATTATGAACGTACAACCCATTGGCCGAAAACGCTTGTGTTGATGGGACACAAGCGTCAAAAACATCTCTAAAGCCATTAGGTTCCACTGACACAATTTCATAGGTGAAAGGCATATCCACCTTCCGACGCTTATCCAAGCCCTTCCAAGTTGCAAGTTTAGCCGAGTGGTGAATACCACACACATCAACAAACCTGTTGGTTTCCCAATACCCCGCAAGGATGATCCGATACGCAGACTTACATTTCCGTTTTTTCCCAAGAAAATCCCGAATTCCCGCATCACGGCACTTATAGATCCGGGATTTGATTCCCAAACGCATCAACATTCGCTGCATGCGATACAACATTTCATGATCAATCGTATCCAATGCCATACGGCCATCCGATGGAATTGTCCCGTCGGCATCCATCAACCCGGAAAGCACACCCGCAACAAACGAACACGATCCGCTTTCCATTTTCTCCGTTATCGTTTTATGCCCCTTGATCACGCCCCATTCGGCAGCCATTTCCGTTAGGGCTTTAGAAGACAAGAAATGGTAAGATGAATTTCCTTTCCCATGAGGTCCGGAAAACCCCCGAAAATCTTTTCGAGTCGGGAAATCAAATATGCCCGTTACATAATCGTGTAACGATTTCCACCCATTGTCCTTTTCGTACACAAGGATTCGGGCAATATCAGTGTGTGTTGTCGAGTTAACCGTAAAAGACCCGTCACCAATTAATGACCCCAACAAATATCCATGCTTGTAGTCTTGGCTGTCCTGGTTCACTTCATCCAAAATAGCATTGTCAGATACCCGAACATGGTCCCCACTTTTCAGTTCCCGTGCGGGAACCCAACCACGGGATGTCATAAAAAGATGATTCCCCGTCGCATCTACACTAGGGCCCCCATACGTGGACACCCGAAATACTTGTTCATGCCCCGTAAGCTTCACCCCGGAAACGTCATGATATTGCCCGTCCAGCAGCACTTTGATGCCGTTCTTTCCAACCAAACTTGAGATCGGGAATGAACCATCTTTCGTATCCACCATTGTATCCCCAGATACGCATGTCCAACGGCGATCATTCAAAGCATCCTGGTCCTGCTTGAGTTCCATGAACGCCTTATCATCTGGATCGCCAAACATTATCTCAGCTGTGTTGTGTACCAAATATCCGTTAGCCACGAATTCATTGGCTTCTACCGATAAATCATAAGTATCATCTTCCCGAACATTTTGGGCAACCCCCAAAACTTCAACAGGAACCAATCGAACCCCTGGGTGCCCCAAACGTTCCAAAGTAGCAACCGTAATTTGTTTCGATTGGCGCGACCACAAACACTTAGACCCTAAATATCCAGACACCCCGCCATTCAAAGCCATTTGACTTGGAAACCCGTAGTCATGTTGACTGCGATTCGTCTTCGCATGTACTTCAAACTTGTGTAGGAACTTTGCAATCCTTTCAACATATAGCTTTTTCGCTTTTTCCCCCACGACATTCAACTCAAAGATGTCTTGCCACCCGTTAAGGCTTCTTTGTGCATCCTTGTGTTGTTTGAACTTAGATGGGATACCTAAACTAGACAAAACAACTTGAACTTGCTTTAGATACGCCGGATAAACACTTACGGCAACTGTAAAACCCGATTGCTTATATGACCCATCGGCATCACTTAACCCCGCCACATAGGATGCACGAACGTCAGGGGCGCCACGCAAAATGAAATCCGGAACATCTATTGTTGTGTTTGCTTGCTTCAGTTGATGTAAATATGTCGCCAATTGTTTTGACTTGGTACTAACTACAAAATATCGTCCATTTCCTCGGCGAACACCAACATTCACCCCGAAGGATTTCAAAACCCGCACACACTTGTCCAACGTGTCTTTGTGATCTTCATGTACCGTCACCGAAACCCAACCGGCACCCGGCTTGACCCAACAATAGCCGTCCCCATGGAAATACCCGATAAACCAAGCCACATCCAAATCTAATTCGGGCAAAGTGATGTTTTTGCAAGTGGTAGAGTGTTTTGGAACATCATAGACAAAATCGGGCAACGAAGATGATGTCCCTGGTAGAACATCATCTACAAAGATCATCCGGTCCCCAGGAACCAATTCCGACGCTTTTTTCCATTCATAGTCCCCATGAATTGATGACAAAATTGCAATCTTATGCTTATCCGTGCATTCCAATGATCCCATTTGGGTTTGAATTGATGCCAAGGATTGCTTCCCTTGGTAAACCCAATCGGTAACGACCGAATAGCCTTTAGATGTCAAGACTTGTTGTCCAACCTTGACATCTTCAATACGAATTAATCCACCATCTGTATGGACAAACGTCCCTTTAGGCAGACATCGACGAATTCCTCCCGCGACCACAGCTTTACCAATGAAATTGAAGATGTCTACGATCTGAGTAGACGTGATACGATAGGAAGAATCTTGGCCAGACCATTGGATGGTCGTCTTACCAATGGTAGCCCAATCATCATGACTATCGGCTTCCACCTTTACATCCATGTTCGATGGCAGAAGCAACCTAACAAGATTGACCACCAGATCGTGCAATGGCTTTGGGCCGGAAGCGACGCCGCCAAAAGTCTTTAGAGGTTTTCCTCGACCGCGGACTTGCGAATAGTCAATAACCGCAGGGAAAGCTCCACGGCCAGCGAAAGAGTTAAGGACGACGCGGATCAAATCGACCCACCCTTCACGGGTGTCTGGGACAATGTGATGATCCGATGTTACCTTAGGTGTGATGATCTTGGTCTTACCTGCACCCTTGGTGTCCGCGCCTGTCCCGACTCCCAGCATTGACATATCCATCAAAAAGCAGAAAGGATCCGCAAAGTCTTCCCCAATGGTTTCACTGCTGACGAAGCTGCAATTCTGCAAAGATGCCGAGCCCCGTTGGTACACGATATCCGTGCCCATAACTGACAACCCTCGCCCGGGGGGAGAGAACTTGAAATCCCACATGCGTTGGAACATGTCTTGTGCCGAGTGTTGTGCCTTTTGCTCATTCCATGGCAGCCCCATCTGGTGGCAATGGATCTTCTGGATGTTGAAGCACCCTTCAACTACACGCTGACATACTTGCCAAAATTCCTCAGACCCCCCACCGGGCAAATCACGGGAATAGGTCCTGCGAAAGGTGAAGTGCCCAAGAGGCCCCCACTTTGGTTGCATCCCCTTGAAGGAATCAATAAAAGATGGGCTCAAGGAAAACTGGCGTACCTTCCGCCCATCAGCATACTGGTTGAAGATCATTTCATCCCCATGAAATTGGTGGTGTTGGATAAGGACATCTATCGTCAATCTAATGTCTACGGACAACGCATGTGTTAAGGACTCCGGAAGTCAAAACCAACCAAGGATCGATTTGGCCTGATAGCACAGATCTCCTTGCGGCAACAGTTGCTTTCAATAAATCGATCACATCATTAGGTTTCCAATTCGCAACTTCAGGGATCATAAAGTATTGGCAACGCTTGACCGACACACCCAAAGTCATTGCGATATCTTCCACGCCCATTCCATTGGCAACCATGGTAGTAACATGTAGCCACCCAAAAGACTTCTTACCTTCCTTTTCCGTCTTAGAACCAAGAAGGAACGACTCGATGTACCCGACCAAGGACATAATTGGATCACGAACTGACGTCCGAACACGATCCAAGGCAATAGCCACAGCCTTAGGGTTCCGCGACTTCAAGGCTTCCCTGACTGAATCGTAGGAAACTTCCCCAATGGGGGCCATAACCGCCTTCACATCTTCTACATCAATGGTGTTTGACTTCCGATCTTCCGCGTGCATGGCTGACTTCTGGACTTCAAAGAACAAAAACCCCAAGTCAGTCCCTGATCTGGACACCAAAGCCTTAGCCAGACTGTCATTCATGGGACGACCCATACGCTTAGCTTCTGACACACAGAATTGAGCGGCGAATTCTGGCACATCCCACCAGTTTTCAGGCATGGCAAAGATTTGATGGGCCTTCTTGTCTAAAGTGGAAATGAACTTACCAAACTTCGTATTGCCATTTAGGTTCCCTTCCACGGACAACAACACAGTCGCAGACGGGTTAGGATCCTTCAAATGGGATTCTAACGCAGACAATGGGGCTTTGTCTGGATTGTGTACCACTACCAAAACCGGTTTACCATCCCCAAACAAGGATGCAGACTGATGCAAAGCAGACGTGAATGCCAAGTTATCAGACCCGTTCACCATTTGGATGTCCCATCCATTAGCCTGTTGCTTGGTTATCGTTTGTTCCACGGCACGGCGACGAGCAAAATCGTTGGATCCAGAAATGACAAACAAGGTGGGTGCAGCCATCATGAGCCTATCAAAGCAACAATGAGTTCTGATAAGAAGGGGTTACGATGTTCTGCCACTGATCGCACGCGATCCCAAATCTGACGACAATCTTCCTGATCCAACCTAGTAGATAGTGCCTCAGCCAAGGCAGCAATCAAGTCATACTCCCGTTTATCATAAGGCCGCATTGTGTCTACTACCACTAAGTAATCCTTAGTGGTAACAGCTTCGATGATCTTGAAGGCATCTGAAACAATAACATCGTTGTCATTGGACCCCAAGGCTGAAACGAATCGGTCCAAACATCGCGATCGGATAGTTAAGGACACACCCCCCAAATCATGAGCCCACATGATTGGGATGGTGTAATCCCCACGGAAGTCTTCAATGGACTTCAATAAGGTGTCTGACGACTTTGCGTTTGCTTCATCCATGGGGCCAATAACAATGACCCCAGTCAGTTCGCCCGTTGGAACGGACATCAAGAGTTCAACCACTAAACGAGCATCATCAACCTTAAGCCCCCCATCACCAATAGGTGGAGCCACAAGGCGTCCTATCCGATTTGCTTCAGTTATTGCAGCTTCTCTAGCTCCAGGACCATGATACAAGATACAAGACGCCCCCATACAGAAACCCTCCCACGTCTTACTACTCCTAATCCTACTCCTTAGGAGTTGACGTGGAAAGATCGCTTACAAGTCGTGCATCTATACCTAACTGCTCGTCCACCTGCATTAGGCTCAAAACCACCATCTGAAGTTATCGGACTGGTAGACCTTTCAAAAACCACTTCAGCCTGGTTTCCTTCACAAGCGTTATCTGAAGATAGCCTTGACGCCCGACACCTAATCCATACAACCCGCTTATTCACCTGTGTTTGGTTATCATCACTCATAAGTCATCCCCTTCCTGGAGGCAGTTCTAACAAGTTGCATCACCCTTTGACAGAACCTAGGTAGCCATTGGCTACCC